TTTGGCTTTCGCTGCTAGTTTTGCTGCTTTGTTTTCTTTTTCTTCCTTTTCCCATTGCCCTACAAGCTCAGCAGTCTGCTTGTCCACTTCGCGCATTGTGCTTGCCACCTTCCAAGCCTCCCAGAAGGGCCTGCAATGGGCCATGAGCAGCTTGAGCCACTGTGCCTGGGAAAGACTAGGACGATGGGAAAGGAGCCACAATGCAGCCTCGTAAAGGAGGGCATTGATCCATGTTTCTTTTGTCACCCTTCCTGAAACACGCTGATATAGACGGTGCCCTGTTTCGTTAAGGGCAACACTTTGTCGCGAAGATCGATATTACGAGCACGGCAACAGCCATGAGTTGGCACTAAGGGTTGATTAGGAGCCCATGCGCCTGGCCATCCAAGCGCGCTAGATCCTCCGTGAATCATAATTCCAGCACGGCCATATTTAGACTCTTGATTTTCTAACTCAATTAGATCAAAGCTGTACCAACCGTAAGCCATAAGTGTGCGATCATAAGCAGGCTTATCTCCGACACGTTCGTAATCCCTGTAAATAGTTCCCACCTTGTAAAGACCTGGCGGAGTGTCAGAATTTTTAATTTTCCATTCAAAATCGCTATATTGCCCGCGAGCCAAGCAAGGGATTTCCCATAAAAGCTTCCCCTCGAAAGAGAAGGCTTTCATGGTCTCCACTAGATCATTAACAATCAAATGAGAATCGCCTTTCTTAAAGCCAAAATCTTGGGGACGTTTCTTGGGGCCGATCATAATCGTCTTCGTTGATTCAGGAGCGTATTGTTTCATGAGCCGCGACAGCTTCGCGGGATAATCTGGGTCGGTGGCGTACTTCTGTTCCTTCAGCATGCGAGCGGCAGCGTAGCGATTGGGAGCATTGTTGATGCCCTTGAACTGCCGATAGTCCTTGTACCAGCGAGTGACGAGGTATTCAATGCAAGCAGAGAGACTGGGAAAGTCAATAAAGCCCGCATTGATTGTCACCCACTTCCCATCGTAAAATTCTTGCGTGGATACCACGCTTCCCGACCCTTTTAAGCCCAGGTAGTTATGTTGCCCAGAGGTGTGTTTGCCGAAACCACTTTCTAGGCAGCATTGAGCCGCCACAAGTTCTGGAAACCGTGCGCCGTGCTTGCGGGCAAGACGAAAGCATTCATCCCAAAACTCTTGACTGCTCATTGGCATCATGCCTTCACGCGAAACACTGCTTTCAGGCCAGTGAGAATCAATTGGACGATGTTGTTCTCCTTGTAGGGAGTGCGCTGGATGATTTGGTCAATAGCGGCCACAACAATGCCGCCAACAACGAACCATTCGATGCCGTTCATGATGCGATTGCGTTTCTTTTAGCCTAGCGTCCAATCTCCAAAGAGCGCACCCTCGTTTCCAAGCCCTTAATGTTTTCCGTGAGTAGATCTAGCTTCTCGGCAATGTTTTCCACTTGCGTGGTGATCTTCACTTGTTGCTGACCAATGCTCATCATCATGCCGCCAGTAGCAAGCAGCATCCCAGCGGTGATGCTCACGGCCAAATGCGCTAGTTGTTCTTGCCAAGCATTCATGGCGCGTAAGCTTTTTGTTCATTCTAGACAATTCCCCATACTCCCTTCTATTCCCACTCCATTGTTTTTCTAGATAGGCTTAAGGCACGACAACTTATTTCGCCATGGGGAAAGGAAATGAGGCCGACTTTCTTCTTTATTCCCTTACTGAATTACGCCCTGGAGAAGCTAAGCGTCGTTTCCGAAAAAGTATTTTTGAAGATTACTATTTGCGAGGCCCCTTTGGCCACTGTGCCTGTGCTTATTGCGGCAAATGGAACGAAAGACTGACCATTGATCACATTGTGCCCAAGAGCAAAGGTGGTCCGCATTTTGCCCGCTGGAACAGCGCACCGGCTTGCTTGAGTTGCAACGCAAGTAAGGGAAGTCTGCCAGTGTTTGAATGGTGGCGTCCGCAAAAGTTTTGGACGCAAGAAAGAGAAGAGGCTCTCTTGGCTTGGGTGCATGCACATAGTTTCATTAGCGCTCACACGGACATTGGAGAGTGGGAGCAGTGGATGCAAGACACGCAGCGCGTAGTGCCAGTCTATGAAGACAATAAAAAGGCGGCTCATTGGCCGCCTTTGTCGCAATTACGCTTTGCTAGCTAACTGGCTGAAACATGATCTCCGGAGGCCCCTGTCTAACGTCTGGCATTGGGCAGAAGCCGCCGGGACATCCGCTAGCCATGTAATCATCTGGATCGTAATCGATTTCCCTTTCTTCCATCGCCTTCACTTCTTTATACACTTCATCAGAAAACCTCTCTGTGTCGATGGATTTGCTTAGTTTTTCATCGGCGTCCACTTCTTCCGTGAGACGCTGTAAATACCATTGAGCTTTGCGCAAATCTTCAGCGCCATTTTTCCTTTCGTAGCGCCATAGGTATTTGATGCAATTTCCTTTCATAAACCCACGGAAGGCTTCTTCGCTCATCGAAGCTTCAATAGCTTCAATACACTCCACGCCGCCGGCGGTGTAGTGAGAGGGATTGGTGGGATCGTCCATGGTTCAGAATTGATAGTTGTTAGCCTCAAAAGCAGCAAAAGCTTCAGGGGCAATGGGGCGAGCAAGCTTTAGCAGCGCTTCAGCATAGGCCGTAATTTCTGCTTGAGCGCCCTTGCCAATGCGAAGACTGATGAAATGAAATAGCGCTTGCAGACTGCAGGTCCAAGTGAAGCTGGTGTACATGGCAGCAGGAAGCACGGCGCGAGCCTGTTCCTTGCTCATCCCCATAGCCACAAGCTCCTCATAAGCTGCCTTGGCGACGCTCAAAGCCTCTTCGTAGAAGATGGAGGCACGGGACTGTCCACTGGTGGATAAAGGCCCTCCGGAGGCCTGCCTGTTGGTTTCCGCTTGCTGCAGGAAAGTTGATGGCACGTAGAACTGAGCATCTTCTGCTGAGCAATAGCGAAAGCTCTTTTCGTTCCAGCCCAATTGATCGTCAACGTAGGTGGAGGCAACTGTGTGCTTCCACCACTGCCGAGCAATGAACAAAGGGGTTTTGACATGCCACTTAAACACTACGCCTCGAAACGGAGAAGTGTGATGCTCGCGAGCAAGATAGTTGAGAAGCTTTTCGTCCTTCTCATTCCATTGCTCTTTTCTGTTGTCAAAACTTTGACGCGCATCATTCACCACAGACAGACTGTTGCCCATGGAGTCGAGCAGCATGACAAGGCTTTTGCCGTCTTGCAGGGGGTCAATGGAGGGGAAATTAGTCATTAGAGGTGCGGTTGGTTCCAGTCATCAGGCGGAAGGTAAAAGCAAGAAGCCACCATTGCCAAAAGCCAAGCGCAAAGGTTGGGAAAAGAATAGCGGCGCAAAGGCTTAACATCCATGCACGCAGGCAAGTGATCAAAAATGCGCTGATGCCCAAACCAACAAGGCGTCCAAGCTTTGTGGCCGTGTCGTCAGAGACAGTCATTGAGGAATGAAGGCGATGGGGCGGATGCGTTGAATTGCCACTGTACTAGAGACGAGAGTATCCTCTCGCTCCCAGGCGACCACTGCAGTTTTTCTTCCATTGCTTTTAACGAACCCTTGGAAGACACCGAGGGTGCTTGTGGGCACCACACCAGCCCCTGTGAGGCTGACCAGTACCACGCGCTCACCGATTGTCCAGTCATAGTTCTTCGGCATCGTCGGCAGTCTATGTCTTTTGCTCAACGGGCGCAAGACTGTCCGGCAGTCCGAACCTTCTTTTCCAGCTTTCTCGCCATGCTCCACCTTCCTTACAAAGCTCTGCCGTCCATCATGCTGCTTTAGCCTAAAGACAACAAAGGAGGAAGCTTGCATGACTTTTAGCATTCCCGTGGAGATGGTTTACAATGGGCAAATAATGCGTGGCATCATGGGTCCGTTCGAACATTCGGCAGAGCGTGAATTCGCCATGACGGTGAATAAGCGAGCCATTGACGAATGTTCAAGCCTGGAGCAACTCAAAGGCGTGAGCAAGAATTTGCTGGAGGGTTGGTCAACAATGAATACTGCCCTGCAGGGCATGATGCTAGAAAACATCCAGCTTCGCCAAGCCTTGGCCAAGCGTGATATTGACCTTAAAGCAGCAGAAGAAATGCTTAACGAGGCTGCTGAGATTGCGCAGCAATGTGCGAAGCAATCACAGAAATCCAAGCCGAGTCTTTGGCCATGGTAGACGTTAGGAGGAAGATCGTCCAGCCGCTTGTATATGCGAGATTATATTTTTTGCAATCGCGCTCATAGCCAGAGCCAGTGACGTGGCGGCCACGATTGTAAACGCCACCTTGGATTTCGACGCCAGTGCGAGAGAGGGGGTGAGCAAAGTCAAGCCTGTACCTTTTTGAACGTTTGCTTTTGGAATAGCGCTCTTGATAGTCTTTTTCCCACGCATCAATATCAGAAAACTCTCTTTCAAGAATCAACTGAGGATGGTGCGCTTGCCAAAGGCTGAGAAATTGATCTTCAAGAGCGCTCAAGGCCTACACGGTAGCTAGTTGTACCCTAGCGCCTTGGTTTTGGTAGTGGCCCGTATAAGCCTCCGCCTCGCCATCGAGCTGACACAGCATCACCTGCACAATTCCTTCGTTTGCATAGATGCGCACGGGGAACGGCGTGGGGTTGGCGATGTGCATGGTCAAATGACCAGCCCAGCCAGGTTCAATGGGCGTCACGTTGATGATGATGCCACACCGAGCGTAGGTACTTTTGCCATCGCACAGGCCCATGATGGACGCAGGCATGGAAATGAGCTCAAGGCTCACGCCAAGGCCAAAGCTGTGAGGAGGTAGTACGAACCAACATCCTTCTTTCCCATGGTTCAACGGAGCTTCATAGCCAGACATGGGCATGAGCTTAGGGTCGAGAGTGTCAGCGCCTTGACTTTTGTCAAACACGCGGAAGGACTCGGGCGAAAGACGAATGTCATAGCCTGCCTGGGAAAGGCCATACGAGATGGCCTTGGTTCCACAGTCAAGCGACCGTTGCTTTTCGCCCACGAACGGGAGGAAGATGTCTAGCTCTGCAAGCTTGGCAATTTCCTTGTCGTAGAGCAGGCTCATGATCAGAAGAAATCGTCGGAGCCGCCTTCACGATTATCCCAAAGACTGGCATAGCCTTTGGCGCCCTCTTTCTGGCCTTTCACCTTGACAGAGCCGGTGAAGCCAGGGGCGCGGCCAGAAGTCTTGCGCTCGTTTGGCCAGACAGCCATGTCGAGAGAATAGTTGCCGCGCTCGTTGGGGCCTGCTTCCTTAAGGGCCTTCAGAACGTCAACCGTGAGGTCGATGGCAGCAGTGATTGGAGGCTTTCCAGCCATGGTGTTTCTCCTGAGGAGTGATGG